AAAAAAGGACACATATTATGTCAGGCTTCGCTCCCTCGTTTGTTACGGTAAATCCTCACCTGATGTTGCCAGAACTGATTATGCAATACAGTTTGGCTTCAGGTGCCTTCACAACCCTTGCCACTGAAAACCCCATGCCTCGCCTTGGTGAAGCTGACCTATATGTATATGCCAAAAAGGTTCAGTTGACCACACAGGTGACGGCTAATCAGTCGCAACAAAATCAGTTGCCTAGCGCTTCTGTCATCCCGAGCATGATTAGCACAGCGACTTATCGCTTGCAAACCCGCGCTCAATACGACAATTTTGATGAGGCCGCTACCGGGGCTTGGGGTTATGCTCTGCCCCAAGCAATGCGGCTGGCTGCTCGTCAAGGTATCGCACAACAACTGCGTAATGCTCTGTTGTACGGCTATAACCCTGCCAATGGCGAAGGCTTGCTGAATACCTCCGGTGCTACTGCTGCTGTTCTGGGCGCGGATACCAACGGTAATTTGGGCTATTCCACATGGGATAGCGGTCAACTGGCTCAGTATCTCCTGAATATGATCGGCTCGTTGAAAGTTCGCACCCTGCAAATTGGACAGCCTTTACGCTTGGTGTTTTTGGCCCCTCAACGCTTCATTAGCCAAATTTCCTACTCTGGCGTAGTTTCACTGACCCAATTCCAGCGTATCGGAGCCGGTGTTGAAACTGCCGCTGGTTTGGTGGAAACAGTGGCTTCTTGGGCGGGTGGCGATGATGTATCCTTCGCTGCCGATGATACTTTGATTGGTCAGGGTTCTGGTGGTACAGATGCAGTTCTGTTGATTGCTCCTGAACTGAAAATTCCCAAAGCCAATACCAACATCAACACCAACATATTTGCGACTCTCACCCCAAATATGACGGCGACCTCGTTGATGCTGACTGATGTATCTGCGCCTACCGAAATCCCAACGCCTATTGCCGACGGCGGGATTACTACACTTTACACCCTCCGCTCTACTAGCGGATGGGGTATTCGTCCTGAAGCACTTACAATTTTAAGTGCTTCATATTAAAAAGCACTGAATAAAAAGCCCCGCTTCGGTGGGGCTTTTTTGTACTCCGTGTGATGCCGGGGTTAGATTCAATGAGGGGGCCGGGGGCTTAAAAAACCCCGCATCATCGGTTCCCTCACCCGATTAAGGGGAAAAACATGAAACTTTATGTGGCAAATTGCAGTAAGCAGGAATTTCACTTCACCTATATGCTGTTGGAAAATCCACGCCCTTTCGCGCATCATATCCGCGCCGGAGCGCAAATGCTGATTAATGGTTCCAATGATGAAATTGATCACATCATTAAACAGCATGAGATTTATGGCATGACGGAAATAGGTAAAATCGGCAGGGGCTTTGGTGGCCTTGCCTATTCTCTCGGCAAACCCATCAGTATTGATGGTATTGAGCATGGGCTGGAGTTACGCGATCAGGAAATGATTGATCGGGCATTGGAAGCCCGTAAAGTAACTGCCGTTGCTGCCGATCAAATCCTTTCCAATAAGGCGCAGGAAATGGGGCTGAAACAAAAAGCGGGTCTTGAAGTGGAAGTGCTGGAAGAAAAGAAAAATGCAGGGGATAATGAGCCTAAGTTTGAGCAGACAATCGAAGTAGTCCGCGAAGGCATTACCCCCAAAGGGCGAGGACGGCCTAGAAAGCATTAAAGGAGCGTTATGGCAGACCCCATTGTTTCCCCACCAACATTAACGGGCTTTATTACTTGGTCGCGGGCAGTAATGGGACTGACCTCCATCGTTATCGCTGATAATGATGTGGGATATGCTTATGCCTATCAGGTATCCCTTGATATGGTGCCCACGGATTTTTCAGCTACGCTGCCCGACATTTATACGCTGACGGTGTATAACATGGCGGGCAGCAATCTGCTCCAATGGCAACAGGACTACCCCGGGCAGACCTTTTTCGTTGATGCCAGAGCCGCCTATGGCATCAATAACTTTGTGGCAGGGGTAATCAATGCCGCATCCGATACGACCACCAGCGAAGCCCTATCAGTCGGCAAAGGGCTTCAAAATCTCGATCTTATCTCTTTGCAAGCCATTAAAAATCCCTATGGGCGGCAAGCCGTCGCCTTCATGCAATCTTTAGGGACGCTCTGGGGGCTTTCCTAATGAGCCTCACGCTGCATTTGGGAGTTTTTGACGTACCTGAACCCGAAGGAAAAACAACGGGTGAAGTGGGCATGGAACTGGAAGAAAAATACGGGTTATTTTCAGAATTTTACAAAAATAATGAAAATAAAATAGCCCTATATCTTGAGGATAGCGTTGCCGATGCTGTCGCTTCGGCAGTATCAGGCAATCCCATACCCGACCCTTTTGGTGACGCTACAGGGCTTATAGATAAGCGCTTCAAGGAATTTATAAGTCTGCAAGAAGTGGAAGGCTTAGGCATCCCCGGCGTACCTACTAAGGCTGCACTGGCTGGTCTGACCTTGCGTACTAGAAGCGGCAAGCGTATTCGAGGCGTTAAAAAAGGTCAAAAGTATAAGCAGATCAGGGGTGATCGTCGGCCTAGCTTTATTTATTCAGGCATATTGGAAGCTTCACTCAAAAGTTGGGTTGATTAATGAGTACCGTCGAGGAAAGTTCGGGCGCTAAGCCCCAATTAGCTTCTGGCTTGGCAGAAGGCGTAAATACGCTTTCAGGCAATCAGGAGATAACTTTTACCCTATATGCCAAGCTTATTTTGCCTCTTGATGGCTATGTTTTTTGGGTAAATGCTTCATTATTAACCGATTCCGCGCTCTATAATGCTTCGCAATATGACCGGCTGGAATATGATAATTACCCGCTTGGCGTCCCCGCCCGGCAAATTACGGTACAAGGCTCATTTCACCTGTCCACAGAACTGCTCCAATTAGAGGACAGAACCCCGGCGCATAACCATGTGATTTTTACTTCCCTGAGCGCGATTCAGGACTTTAATTTAATCAGCCCCCAGTTCATGTATATAGCGACCTATGAAGAAACGCGGTTCGCTTTTATACGCAGGGATAATTTCTATAAGCAAGCTGACCTGTATCATTATCGCGGTGATGCTTTGTATTCGGTAATGGATACACAAGTTATTGATTCCATGACAGGTTTTGATACTACCAGCGTCATAGTTTCAAATAGCTTACCCATTTGGCTGACATTAAATGCTCTTTTTCCGCTGTATCCTTCATTTCTGGTAGGGCAGAATTTGCCCCCACCTTATGCTTCTGTCCATATAGAACCATCGGATACGACAGCTTTGGGGCAGTTCCCCATAGTCAACAATATAATCCCCGGTTCCGGCCCGCCTGTGCAGTCCAGTTCTAACCAACTGGTGAGCGATACGGTTAAAATAACCATCTACGGCATACGCAATAATGAGGCTATAAATTTTGCCAATTATGTGTTTCAATACAGCATGAATACGGATAATATCGGCATAATGAATATGCCTGTTATTCGGGATGAAAAGCTGACTCAGACTGAATTTGGTATTATCGCTATGAAAAAGGTGATTATCTTCAAAGTTAGCTATTACCAGAACACGGTTAACAATGTAGTCCAAAAATACATTACTTCAGCATTTATGAGCACTACCCCGTAACTTAACATCAATGTCCAAAAAAAAGGAATACCAAAATGGCTATCACTTCAAATCCCGCAGTTATTAATGGCGCTCTTATCACCGGGCAGGGCATCCATTCCGTACTCAATGTTTCCGCGGCAACCGTAGTCAAGGCGATGCGAGGCCGCATTGTTAAAGTCAATGTGAATACCGCCGGTTCTACAGTAGGCTTGATTTATGACCATACGACCACTTCAGGTGTCGGTGCAGCTAATCTGGTAGGTACTATCCCCGATGTAGTAGGCACTTATACGTTTGACTTCCCATGCGGCGTTGGCATCGTTGTGGTGCCCGGTACAGACCAAGTTGTTTCTGTCAGCTATAATTAATTAGGGGACTATTATGCCCAATATTGTCAATGTAGTAGTTTCCCAACAGGTAGCAAGTGCGCCTTCCACGCTGCAAAGAACTGGCGCGTTTGTAACTCAGGGGGGCACCACGCTAACCGCGGGGAGTACCGCCCTCTTAACCCAAATGAGCGATTTGACTGCTATTCTTTCCAGTCCTATCGCTACAACTTCTCTGGTGTGGAATACAGGCGTAGTTACTGTAACTCTGGCTTCGCCGCATGGTATCCCCCTTACGGATACTCTTTTAGGAATTATTTCTGGCGTAACGCCAACGGCATACAACGGTACATTCACCATTACTTCCACTGGTACTAATACCTTCACTTATGCTTTGGTTTCCAACCCCGGAACAGCTACCGTTCAAGGAACATACGTTACAGAAGCAGAACAAGATTTGGTCGCTATGGCGACTACTTATTTTGCACAAGGAACAGGTAACGCAGTTTATGTGCTGGAATTAGGCATTGGTACTGCGGCGCAGGGGGTAACTGCATTAGCAGCATATATGGCTAACCCCACAATTCCGTTCTATTCATACTGTGTTACCACAGAAGTGTCGGCGGATTCTACGATGCCCGCGCTGGTATTGGCTAATTCTTCGCCAACATCGAAAGTGTATTTCTTCATAAGCGTTCAAGATATTACAACGCCGATGAACGCCGATTCATATGGGCCATATGAAGGCAACAAAGCAGCGGTTATTGTTTATGAAGATTTATCTGCGCCTGTAACTCAGTGGTCAGCAGCGGCGGTTATGGCGCAAACTCTGAACTATAATCCTGCGGCTAACAATCTGGCTTCACCGCTTGAATACACTTTTGTATATGGGGTTATACCCCCTGTTCTGACCAATGCACAGCAAACCACACTGGCGGCTATAGGCGTGAACTGGATTGGTACTGGAGCGCAAGGGCAAATCAGCACATCATTGATTGAGAATGGTGAGTGCATGGATTTACACCCCTTCAATTACTGGTATTCAACGGATTGGGTGAACATCAATGCCGCTATTGCTTTATCCGCTGCGATCATCAACGGCAGCAATACACCTACTAATCCGTTGTATTACAACCAAGCGGGCATTAATTCCTTGCAGCAAGTAGCACAAGCGTTGATGAATAATGGCATATCTTTTGGGCTTATTTTATCACCTTGCACTGTAAACGCTATTTCGTTTGTGAGTTATATAGCACAGCATCCGAGCGATTATGCAGCGGGTATCTACAATGGATTAAGCGTTACTTTCGTACCGTTGAGAGGCTTTAACTCCATTACTATCTACTTAACCGCGTCCAACATTCCCGTTTAAGGAGAATAAATAATGGCTACTCCACATATTGTACAAGGCACACTCAATCGGCTACTCGCAAGTGTAGTGTATTCAGACTTCGGTAGTTTGAATGTTACCTCCCCCTACTTAGCTAAAGAAGCTATCAGCATTAGCTTTGAGGGGGAATTGTCGCAACTGATCGGAACCTTAACCGGAGCCGTAACCAGTCCTGAGCCGTATATTTTCGCTAACGTAACAATGCACTTGCTTCGCACACAAGCACTTGCCGATGCGTATAAGACTCAAATTGAAACTAACACCACTATGGGGTCGGTTGCTATTTACCCCGATAACACAGTGCTGTCACCCTTTCAGTTTAATAACTGCGTTTTGTCAAATATTCAGGAAGTGACTTTCGACGGTACACAGGCGGGGCTGATTATTCACTTACGCGGTGTTTACTTAATTAACTCAACCATGTGGGCGGTTGCATAAAGGATAAAAAGTGAAAATTGACCGGAATCTGAATCTCGTGATGCCGATTCAGACGGCTAAAAATGGAGTGGTGCATATTCATTCAGTTTCTATTAGCCGCGCTGTTTTTGAGCAGTTTTACTTGGAACTTGGTAAGGTATTCAGCCAATGCTTTGATAGCGTGAATCAGGCGCATTTGGTTTTATCCGCGCCGCAATTAGCCTATCCCGCTTTGAAATCCATAGCTACCAAAGCGGGTAATTGGGATGGTACTGGTGGTGTTAAGTTCGGATTGGTGAATGAAATTATCCGTTTGACCAATGTTCTTGTAAGTGGTGAAAAAGGGTGGGAGTCGATACCCTTTGATACAGCGGTAAAACGCGGCGTGCTGGATGAAGATGACGAAGCTGAATTACTCAGTAGCCTCGTTTTTTTTACTGCAATCTCCAAGGTTGCTCCGAAGGATTTGAAAAATTCTTTCTTGGAGATGGCAGGAGCATTAAGAAATTGGGTGCTTTCATCCTTGGATGCTACGGGTTACATGAATGGTTTGCCGACATTGAACAAAAAAGAGCCTACTGGAAAAAAGGCCAAGGAATCCTCGGTAATATCCTAGACTCTCTCAGCAATGAATGGTTTGAGGAATTTGTGCAAGAGCATGGCGGCAAATGGAAAGACGCTCAAGAATATCGTAACCGTCATTTAATCCGCGCCATCAATAACAGATCATTTTTTTAACTCGATAAAGGTGTGATATGGCTACAAAATCCATTATCGAAATAGATTTATTAGACGAGAAGTTCCAAGCTTTCAATGAGCAGATGCTTAAACTCCAAAGCATCCTTGAAGCTATGCCGGGGCAATGGAAGAACATAGCTAAGGAAATAAAAGAAGCTGAAAAAGCTGAAGCCAAAGCTGCATCCCAAGAAGATAAAGACCACAAAGCCAAATCCAAGCGCCAAAAAGATTTTAATAAAGAAGCTGAAAAAGCTGCATCCAAAGAAGATAAAAACAACAAAGCCGAATCCAAGCGCGGAAAAGATTTTAATAAAGTGCTTGGTGATAGGCATGTAGGGCTTGTCAATGTAGCAAAAATCACCACACGAATAGCTAAAGATATGGCGGATACCGCCGTATCCGCAGCCAAATGGCTAACGTTTGGCGCAATCGCTAGCGGGTTTGGCTTGGGGGCTTTAGCCGCAGCGGTAAGTTCTGATCGCCGCGCCGCGCAAGGACTTGGTATCACTACCGGACAATACCGTTCTGCTAAAATTTATGGTGAACGCTATTTTGATGTTGATAGCCTTCTAGGTAATTTAGCCGATATTCAAAGTGATATTAGAAAGCAGCCTATTCTTGCGCGGATAGGTGTCAAGGAAAGTAAAGGCAAAAATGCGGCTGAACTTTTGCCGGAAGTCGCTACTCAGCTAAGGGGTATATATCAAAAATACCACGGTCAGCAAGCCATCATTGAAGCTACAGGCGCTACTCAGCTTGCACAATTTGAGGTTATACGAAGGCTTGGAAATCTGACCGAGGAAGAATTTAAGCTGTTCATTCGTAATCTTCATAGTGGCAATGACGCATTTAAGACACCAGATGAATTAGATCGGGCATGGCAAACCTTTAAGCAAAATCTGGAAGTTGCAGGTAAAAGTATTGAACTGACTCTTATAACAGGACTAAATGATTTAACAGGGCCATTAGGTGATTTGGCTAAAGCTATAGGAGTGGCTATAGGAGCCTTCCTTAAAAACCCCCACATAAAAGAATGGTTAACCTCTTTTGGCGAAGGCATTAAATCCTTCGCTGTTTATTTAAGTGGTGATGACTTTAAGAAAACACTGGACGATTTTCTTAACGCTGTGGCTGATGTAGCTGAGGCTGTAGGTGATGCAGCTAAATGGATAGCAGGCATTACCGGATATAAAACAACAAGACAGAAAAAAGCTGAAGAAAACTTTAATAATTTTGCTCAAGCGCTAGAAAACCCTGGCCCGCGTTATGATTCGGGCAAAGTTGTAAAAGAGCCAGAATTGGAAGCATATTTTAAACGCATGGAAATTGCGAATAAACTTCCTGAAGGTATATTAAGTCAGCTATATACTGTGGAATCAGATCGCGGCAAACATCTGTTATCTCCTGCAGGCGCTGAAGGCCCGTTTGGGCTTATGCCGGAAACCTCAAAAGCATTACGTGTTACTAATCCGTATAACATAAAAAGCGCAACAGAAGGTGCTGTAAAATTACTAATAGAAAACTTAACACGTTTTAATGGCGATGTAGAAAAAGCATTAGCGGCATGGAACTGGAATCCGCACGATTTAGATCTATTCCTTAGCGGCGGTTCAAACTGGACGGATAAAACAGGACGTGTGCATGATGTTTCTAAAATTCCTGATGAAACCGTTAATTTCTTAAAGAAAATGAAGAAGGGTACGTTTAACTACAAAGATCATCCGCTTTCACATGGCTTTGTTATGCCAGAAAATTTGAAAGCCTATGATATGTTCAATTTGCAGCCCCCCGCTGATTTTGATTTTATGAACGCTTATGAATCCCCGAAAATGGATATGCAAGAATTATCTCGATATAGCGGCAATGCTAATGGGGCTAACCAAACTAAAAATGTACTTGATAAATCAAATACGCCTTCTTTCATGCAAACGCCGAATGTTAATGTAAGCACCACATTGGATTTCAAAGTAAATGTAGCAACTGGCGCAGACATTATTACGCAAATTAAGGCGATGAATCCCGTTATAGGATACGCATAATGAGTTCGGTAGGGTTTTCTACTTTTCAATTAGCCTATGAAATATCGCCTATTATTTTACAAGGTGGATTAGCGCAATCTATACCCGGTCAATTATTGCCTATCACGGTGTTGACGGAAATGTTTGATATCCCGGGGATTGAAAACGGAGAATTTTTTGCACACTACAAACCGTTACCCGGAAGTACATTGGCGGATTTTCAAGTAGCAGAATATCCATTTGCCAGCCTTCAAGTAGCGGCTAATGCAGTTATTCAACAGCCTTTGAAGATCAGTTTGTTAATGGTGTGCCCTGCGCAGACTGAAGGTGGATATACCTTGAAACGATCTATTATGACCGCGTTACAAACACAAATAAATACCCATATTATATCCGGTGGTACTTTCACGGTGATTACCCCGGCATATACATATACAAACTGTTTATTGACTAATCTCAGGGACGTAAGCAGCCCTAGCGATAAGCAAGTACAACTCATGTACCAATGGGATTTTGTACAACCTTTGATTTCCGAAAGTCAGTTTTCATCGGTTTTAGGCGGCGTTATGAATAGTATTACTCAAGGGCTTCCAACATTCACTACTTTAGGCGCTAGTTGGAGTGGGCAATGACTCTTATAGCATTTAACCCATCACCCAATGCGAATTTTCAATTCAGTCCTGTACTAGATGGTATAACCTATATTGCTATCTGTACATGGAATATTTACCGCGAAGCATATTATATCAGCATATATAATTCTTCTCGGACTTTAATTGTTAATCGGCCTATAGTTGCTTCTCCTGATAACTACAATATCAATTTAGTATTTGGTTATTTCAGAACGTCTACTCTTGTTTATCGCGCAAGTAGTGGGAATTTTGAGATTACCCCATAATGCGTTATTACGAAATAGTTATTACTCCTGTTCCTGATGCCAAAGGCAATACTCCTCCTGCGTTAATTTATAGCACTATGAATGGCGTGTTTGAAAATTCGGGGGCATTGCGGGTAGATTTAGATATTTACCAATCGCCGTTTCATCAACCGACACAATCAGGTTCATTAAAAATTTATGGCGTAGATTTCTTTGACTTATCACAGGCCACTAATCTAAACCCAGATTATTCGCAGGATCCCCCAACGCTGGCTTCTATACAAATATCCGTTGGAATGTCGACAGGGCTTCCCTTTGCAAATGCCAGCCAAAAAGGACTGATTATTAATGGGTCTATTCTTCAAGCCTTTGGTAATTGGCAAGGCAATTTAGTTACATTGGATTTGATAGTTACTTCAGCAACATTTAACCCCAATATCAATGTCAATCTTTCATGGAATTGGGCGAAGCAATATCAAACAATGGAAAATGCGATAAGAACTACTTTGGGAAATGCCTACCCAACTATTCCAATAGCTTCGCCTGAAGGCTCTCTTAACCCAAATCTTGTTTCCACAGAATTACAAGCCGGTAAATATGATGGGCTATATCAATTTAGTGATTATGTGAATAAACAAAGCCAACAAATAATTAATCAGCCTGATTATTTTGGAGTGTTTATATCACCTTCGCCTTTGGGTTTTGTTTTAGCTGATGGTACAGTCCCTCCAGAAAAAACAACGGTAATCAATTACACTGATATTATCGGTAATTTAACTTGGATTGATTTATACACTATTCAAGCCAAGTTAGTAATGCGCTCGGATTTGAATATAGGAGATAACATTACTTTCCCTTTAACATCGCCAGTTGTAAATGTAGCCGCAAGCACTTATCCGCAACTGCGAAATAACATTTCATTTCAGGGTACGTTCAATATACAGCAGATTCATCATTTAGGTAGTAGCCGACAAGCTAGTGGAAATGATTGGGTAACTGTTGTTAATGCCGTATTTTTGAACGTATAAACTATGAGCCAAGCACAAAAAATACCGTTTGCCGCTTCATTGCAAAGCTTCGTGCAACAGAAGATGGAAGCCCATCAGCAAGGGTTAGGACAGATTTATCCTTGCCATGTAACTGAAGTTAATGGCGCAATAGTAACGGTAAATTTTGATATTGCCACTGAAAGTACGGATTCTTTTCCACCAGTAACTTGCCCTGTTATTGGGAGCATATATATTCGCGTCCCCATAAAGGTAAACGACTTAGGTATCTGTATATCTGCTGATGTACGCCTCGGTGGAATTTCAGGGCTAGGCTCCGGGCTTGCGCCATTAGTAACACCAAGTAATCTTGGGGCATTGGTATTCGTGCCTATTGGAAATTCTGGATGGGCTGAAGTAGATGCAAATGCTGTTGTAATCAATGGGCCTAACGGGGTAGTTTTACAAGATACAGAAGGCAAGACTACTTTTACTTTAACACCTGATGGGGTTGTAGTTAATGCCCAAACTTCATTGACACTGGAAGTAGGAAATAACTCCATTGTGATTAATTCAAGCGGCATAACAATTACGGGTAATCTGAGCGTAACGGGTACAATAACCAGCACCGGCAATGTTGTAGCAGGAGCTATTAGTCTGGAAACCCATGAACACAATGTGGTAGGGGTACAAAGTGGCACTTCAACTATACCTACCTCAGCGCCATTTTAAGGATTGATATGCGAACTTACGGTAAAGATTCTGCAACTGGTGAATGGACATTGCTCACTGAAGCCATTGTCACCGGCCCCTCAAATCCTATTACGACTACGATCAATAGTGTATCGGGGGCGAAATCCTCTATTACCAGCACTTTATACACCGCCATTACTGCCTTTACTGATACGACCCCTAATGGCGGCGTTGTGAATGTCGCCCAAAACGATGTGCTGATAAACGATCAGATATTTGATGCGAACAATAATCTGCTCTCTAATATCTGGACGGACATAACGCAAAACGTAACGCTTGCAGTAGCCCCATTGCTTACCAATATCGCGCAGCAAATAGGCGGCTCGCAATCCTTCTTTAATACTTGGGGTCTATCTCAAGGCGAAACGGTTATTGTAGATGTGGGTTATATCTGGCTTGCCACCCTTGTTCAAACTTTACGATTGACCACAGGCGAGAGTCCTTTCTATGGAAATTACGGTATTCCGGGGCAAGAATCGGTAATGACTCAAGTAGCCCCAGATGTAGCCCTTAATCGGACTCAGGCCCAATATGCGCCATATTTTGCCAGCCTGACCATAATCAGGCAACAAAACGCTACCCAACCTACTTATAATGTCTATGCCACATTCAAAAATGGGGCTAAAATTCAAACAGTAGTAGCTACATAAGGAATATCATGGCGACATTAACCAGTGCTGGCGCGGTTCCTAGCAGCCCTCAAGATTTACTAAATGCCGAAGTTGCGGCGGCAACAGCCTTGTCACCGGGTTTAACCACTAATCTCCCCGGCTCCTTGGTTGAAGATATGGCCTCAACCGCGGCAGGCGCAGTAGTGGTTATAGATCAAGCCTATGTGGACTTGATTAATTCCATTAGCCCCTATACGGCTAACGCATTTATCCTTTATCAATTAGGGGCTGTTTATGGGGTCACCCAAGGTATCGGATCCAATACTTCGGTTTATGTAACCTTTTCCACCATCACTCTGCTTAATCCTACGGGAACACCGGGGTTTGTAATCCCCATCGGTTTTGTAGTATCGGACGGTATCTATCAATACGTTGTGCAAGACGGCGGTATTATAGGCTCGGGCGGTCAAAGTTCGGCATTATTCTGCCTCGCCACAAAAGCCGGTTCTTGGGCAGTACCAGAAGGCACCGTAACGACGATTATTACCTCTGTACCGGGCGGCATTAACCTCTCCTGTTCTAACCTCACACCGGGCACAGCAGGGGCCACAGCACAGACAATACAAAGCTATCAGGCTCAAGTCATCCAAGCAGGCCAAGCCGTAGCTCAAGGAATGCCGTCATTCTTGAAAACACAGCTTCAGAATGTGTCGGGAGTGCAGGATAATCTTGTGGCTATCTCCCAATCCGGCACTAACTGGCAAGTCATGTGCGGCGGAGGCGGCGATCCTTATCAGATCGCTAATGCCATATTTACTAGCTTGTTTGACATATCCAATGTCATAGGCTCCACTCTTTCAGCTTCCACACTCACCAATGCCTATCCCGCTGTTGTAACCACCAATTTGACACATGGCTTTACAACAGGGCAAGTGATTTATATTAGCGGGGCTACGGGGTTGACCAGCATCAACAGCACAGCGGGCATTGTCATAAGTACGATGACTTGGGCGTCAAGCGTTGTTACCGTAACTACTGCTACGCCGCATGGCGTTGCATCAGGCGCAAAAATTTTAGGTTTAATCGCAGGTGTTACACCTAATGGATATAATGGCACCTTTACCATTACTTCAACGGGCACCAGCACTTTCACTTATCCTTTGGCTTCTAATCCCGGCGCTGTAACCATTAAAGGCGCGGTATCCACAGAAGTTCCTTATGTGGCTGTAGTGAACAGCATTAATAGTTTTAGCCTTAATGTGGAAATTGTATCGCTCACTTGGGCGGCAAGTGTCGTAACAGTGGTTACGGCTACACCTATGGGGCTGACAAGTGGAACAGTTACAGGGTCTATCTATGGTGTAACGCCATCGGGATACAATGTGTCAGGCGTGACTTTCACTTACATATCTGCCAATTCATTCAGTTATCCATTGGCAACCAATCCCGGCGCGGTTACAGTATTGGGCTATACGCCTTTTGATAGCACCAGCCTTGCGGCTTATACGGGTAATGGCATAGTGACGCCTAATCTGCGGAATGTTACGGTATCCATTAATAACTACCCCAACACTTATAATGTGTCGTTTATCAATCCGCTTTCGCAATTAGTAAATATAACAATTCTGTGGAATACGATTGCGATCAATTATGTATCGCCCATTTCAGTAGCTACAGCCGCCAGTGTTGCAATATCCAACTATATTAACGGGATAACGGTTGGGCAGCCGATTAACCAGTATGAAATGCAGGCCATATTCCAGCAATCCATAGCCACATTAGTGCCTATTCAGTTCATATCTGAAATCAATTTCACGGTAGTCATTAATGGTGTGACCGTGGCTCCTGCCGTAACTACGGGGTTATATTATGGCGATCCACAATCCTATTTTGTAACCAATTCATCTAATATAACGGTTACACAGGCATGATAACCACTACGCTGCCAAGCTATCTTTATCAACAGTATGGCTCAGACCCCGACTTACAAGCGTTTTTCACGGCTTATAATAGTACCTCTCAAGGCTATTTAGACGCGGTTAATAGCCTCAAGTTGCCAATTTATACTTCATCGGCAATTACCGGCGTGTTACTGGATTGGGTGGGCAATAGTCTTTATGGAATCCCGCGCCCTTACATTACTACGGGGGCATCAAGTCTTAGCAAAGGCGTGTATGACACTTCTATCTATGATACGATTCCCTATAACGAAGGAATTGTTACAAGTACACAAATACCAATAGTTTCAATGACTTGGAGTTCAGGCGTTGTAACTGTAACCGTTGCTTCAATCTATAATTTAACGGGTTTATCTTCAGGGAATATTCAAGGTGTGAAACCGAGCGGGTATAATGGCAATTTTGTATTCACTTCTACCGGGCCTCATTCCTTTACTTATGCTTTAGCGGCTAATCCCGGCGTAGTGACAACGGAAGGGTTTATAACAAATGTGGTGGAACTAGCCTCTGACGACATATATAAACGGGTAATAACTTGGAATTTTTATAAAGGCGACGGATACCAATTTAACATCAATTGGCTGAAAAGAAGAACAGTGCGCTTTTTGTCTGGAATAAATGGAACTGACCCATATCAGACCGATATAGATGGGGTTAATGCTTATCAAGTAGGCATACTTTTTCCGACGCCTTCTTCGTATAATGCAACAATTCAGATATTAGCGGGGGCTATGGATACCTCACTGGCAGCCACCTTGCAATCTTTTGTAAGCTCGCAAGTTGTGCAGTTGCCATTTCAGTATAACTGGGCTGTAACTTATTAGGTGCTACTATGATTTTAATATTTGCCAATAATGCAGCGACAACACTATTAAATCCGATCACAGTAACCACCCCCACTACTTGTACTCTTGCAGCCGGTACAGGCTCCCTATTCCCAAGCCCCGCTTTTGGGCAGTATTTTATTCTGACACTTACAAATCCTACTTCCGGCGCGAATGAAGTTGTATGGGTTACGGCTCGTTCTGGGGATACACTGACTATCGCTGTACGCGGCGCAGAAGGCACTTCACCTACTACATGGATCGCAGGCACCGCAGCAAGCTGTTTCCCCACAGCGGGTACGCAAGGATTATTCGTTCAGCCTGATCAGCTTCAAGATGGGCTATGGACTTATTCGACAGCGGCAGGCACCGCCAATGCTTTAACTACTACAGTACCCTCCACGCTCACGCAATTGCCTAATGGATTCAAGCTTATCCTTAATTCTGCATATGTGAACACAGGTGCAGCTACACTGACCATAACGCTAGGTTCAAATGCGCCGCTATCCTATCCCATCATTAAGGGTAATAATCTGGCGTTGATAGCCGGGGATATACCCATTGCGGGCTATCCGATGGAACTGGTTTTTGCAACGGCCTTTGGTTCGTCCGGTTCATTTGTGATGAATAATCCCGCCACCATTTATCCGCCGACTTTTTCAGCCAGTCAGCTACAACAGCAATACTATACCTATGCAGTGGCTACAGGCGGCGCGGATACCCTTGCAGTTACCATCCCTTCATCGCTGGTGGCATTGACAGACGGTTTGCAAGTATCCTTCAAAGCGGCATATGCCAATGCCACGACTACGCCTACATTAAATCTCACACTTGGCTCAACAGCGACAGGAGCTAAAACAATCACGAAATGGGCTAATGCTGCGCTCAATGCGGGGGATATTTCAGGTGCGGGCTATATTTGCCAAATGGTATATAGCACATCAGGCGGTGGTCAATGGCTGTTCCTGAATCCGGTTATCCCCGTAGCCAGTTCTCCCGTTACATCGTTTTCAGCAGGTACTACGGGCTTAACGCCTAATATCGCCACCACCGGCCCCATCACCCTTGCTGGCACATTAGTTCCCGCCAACGGTGGTACAGGTGCAGTTACTATCCCTGTTAATGGTGCTATACCTGTTGGCAATGGAACTAATTACACCGTAACTACCATAACTGCCGGTACGGGTATCAGCGTCACCAATGGGGCGGGCACTATCACCATTGCCAATTTAGGTATATCCGCATATCCCGGTGCGGGCGTGGCGGTATCCAACGGAACAGGCGGGCCGTGGGGCACTTCATTAGCTACCACGGGCACAGGTTCCGTGGTTCTGAATAATGGCGCAACACTCATAGCACCCATTTTAGGAACGCCAGCATCAGGCGTTCTATCTTTATGCACTAGTGTCAATTTAGGGGCTACAGGAATACCAACAGGAGTGCTTGGGGTATCCAATGGGGGCACTAATTCCGGCGCTGCCGTTACTCAAGGAGGAGTGGCATACGCTTCCAGTTCCGCGCTTCTTTATACAGCGGCGGGCACAGCGGGGCAAGTCTTACAATCTAATGGATTAAGTCCTCCTAGTTGGTTGAGTCAGGCTTTAATGACTGTTGGTAATGCTACTAACGCCACTAATGCCACCAATGTAACTGGTTCAGGAACTATATCCGGTACGACTACAGGCGTTACAAAAGCGTTTGGAACCAGCGATACTACAATGGCTACTACGGGCTTTGTGGCCTTGGAGATTGCTACCTATGCTGCGCCCATAAATTCTGGCTCGTCTTTTACAAATCCGGGGTATCAAAAACTTGCCAGCGGCTTAATCATACAATGGGGGCAAACCGCAGCCGTAACAAATCCTACCCCAATTAATTTTTCTATTAATTTCCCTAATTCTGTTTTAAGTATTACGGCAACGGCTGTTAATGTTGCTGCTGTGTCTATATCCGTAGATGCGCTTTCGGTATCTGGTTTTACCGCATATAAAAGCGGCGCTATAGGATTTTTTTGGATGGCTATAGGTTATTAATTTAATTAAGGAACTGCTATGACATATAATTACGGTAGCCCCATCACAGGAACTCTTGCTGCTGCTACTGCGGTAGTTACAGTCCCCACTGTATTAGCCCCCGCTACGGTGTTGTTCACATCCACCACTAGCCCGACCATACAGTTTTCACTGGATGGCACGAACTTCTATCCGGCTGTAACTCCTACTGGTTCAATGACTGGGCAAATTTACTTTGTGCTGACGTTCCCTGTGAAAGCTCTGAAGTTCACTGGGGCCATTAACGATACTTACGCCATTCTGTAATGTCGTTGCTTCTTTTTCAGAATCAGGCGCAGACTACTTTAGCGCTTCCTGTCGCCAATACAGATACAATTATTTATGTGGCGAGTGGTACTGGTGCTATTTTTCCTGCCCCTAGCGCGGGGCAAGCTGTAGTATTAACCCTTGTCAAATCCACCAATAGCCTGATTGTTGAAATTGTATATTGCACCCATATAGCGGGCGATGCGCTCACTGTTATGCGCGGGCAGGAAGGAACTCCGGCTCAGGCATGGAATCGTGGTGATTTTGTAACCAATTTAATGACAGCAGGCACAGCTAACGCTTTCATTCAGGTGCCGCAGCTATTGTCAGGGTTGCTCTCTGCATATTTCAACAATATGCACACCACTACTGGGCAAGTAGATACCATACCTGTAAACCCCACTGATCTTGTCAATAAAAATTACGTCGATAATCTTATCATCGGTTTTACGCCTAAAGCCGAATGTCAGTGCGCCACTTCTCCTGCTGACGGCAATATCACCTTGTCCGGGCTTCAAACGATTGATGGTTATACGACATTAGCCAATGACCGGGTGCTGGTTAAAAATCAAAACAACGCCAATTACAACGGAATTTATGTAGCGGCAGCGGGCGCATGGGCGCGCTCACTGGATATGGACATATGGGCTGAAGTGCCCGGTGCTTTCACTTTCATTATCAATGGCAACGTGAATGTCAATTCAGGGTGGGTTGCCATCGTTCCTGAAACGGGCTTTATCAATTTCACGCCTATTAATTTTACCAAACTGGCAGGGCAAGGCATATCAGGCTATAGCGGCTATAGCGGCATATCAGGCTATTCAGGAATTGCTGTATCAGGATATTCCGGCTATTCCGGCTATTCCGGTATGGATGGGCAAATCGGCTATAGCGGATATTCTGGCTGGTCAGGCATTTCAGGTTATTCAGGCATATCAGGTTATAGTGGTTCGGGCATATCTGGTTATAGCGGATTTAGCGGCTATAGCGGCTCCGGCATAAGCGGTTACAGTGGATACTCGGGCAAAAGCGGATACAGTGGATACTCGGGCAAAAGCGGTTACAGCGGGTATTCTGGCATCAGCGGATACAGTGGATACTCGGGCAAAAGCGGTTACAGCGGCTCCGGCATCAGCGGTTACAGCGGCTCCGGCATCAGCGGTTACAGCGGCTCCGGCATCAGCGGTTACAGCGGCTCCGGCATCAGCGGTTACAGCGGCTCCGGCATAAGCGGTTACAGCGGTTTTTCAGGCATAAGCGGTCAGCAAGGTACATCAATTAATATTGTTGGATCAGTTGCTACTCCAGCCGATCTTCCCCCTACAGGCAATTTAAATGATGCCTACATTGTTTTATCCGATGGTGATCTTTATGTATGGGATGGCTCTATTTGGTTTAATGCTGGCCCTATAGTTGGCCCACAAGGCGATTCTGGTTATTCAGGATTTAGTGGATTTTCTGGTATCTCTGGATATAGTGGCGATAGCGGCATAAGCGGTTTCTCTGGAATTTCAGGGTATTCAGGCGATAGCGGTATATCAGGGTTTTCTGGTAGCGGTGTATCTGGCTGGTCAGGTTTTAGCGGTATAAGCGGTTGGTCTGGATTTTCTGGAATTGATGGTCAATCAGGGTTTAGCGGTATTTCAGGGTTTAGTGGAGATTCAGGAATATCTGGATATTCTGGTGATTCAGGAATTTCAGGTTATAGCGGCATTAGCGGCTATTCTGGGAATAGCGGTATCTCAGGGTTTTCAGGTTACAGCGGAAGCGGTATAAGTGGTTATAGCGGCTTCTCAGGCTATTCAGGCTATTCAGGCGAATCTATCCAAGGTGATAGTGGCTATTCAGGATTCTCTGGTTGGTCTGGACAAGATGGATTGTCTGGATTTAGCGGTTACTCAGGTCAAGATGGGCTTTCAGGATTTAGCGGCATCTCTGGGTACTCTGGAGAAAGTGGAACTTCTGGCTATAGCGGTATTGATGGACAGTCTGGCTTTTCAGGAATTAGCGGCTGGTCTGGAATATCAGGATTTTCTGGTCAAGATGGCGCAAGCGGTTATTCTGGCTACTCAGGAATCGGCACAAGCGGTTTTAGTGGCTATTCTGGTCAAGATGGTCAATCAGGCTATTCTGGATTTTCAGGTCAAGACGGAATTAGTGGTGACTCAGGCTACAGCGGCTCCGGCATCAGCGGCTACAGCGGCTCCGGCATAAGCGGTTACAGCGGCTCGGGCATCAGCGGTTATAGCGGGTATTCTGGCATCAGCGGCTACAGCGGCTCCGGCATCAGCGGCTACAGCGGCTCCGGCATCAGCGGCTACAGCGGCTCCGGCATCAGCGGATACAGTGGATACTCGGGCGTCAGCGGTTACAGCGGCTCGGGCATCAGCGGTTACAGCGGCTCTGGCA